CCGACGCCCGCCGTAATGGCAGCACCGCCGACGATCGCGGCGGCCACGCATGGATGGTGGCCGAGCGCCTTCCGCTTCAGATCAAGAAGCATCGCTTCCCCCTAGCCACTTGGAGTAATAGACCTCGACGGGCCGCGCGCCGATTCGCTTGAACAGCGCGCTCGCGTCAGCGTGCACCTTTGAACCCATGAACCAACGTTGCACACCTCGGCGCCGAAGCTCCTGCTCGACAAAGCGAAAGAGCCGCAGGCCCGCTGTCCCCGAACGACGATCTTTCCGGACATAAAAAATGTCCATCGTGCATGTGAGGCACGTCGAGTAGTGCAGCCCGGGCGCGACGAAGCCGATGAAATACCCGATGAGTGCACCGCCTTCACGGAGCGTGACGAACAGCAATTCGCCTCGGCGCTCGCGCTCGATATAGACATCGTATTGGGGCGCCAGCGGCACATGCGCTTGATCGAGCGCGAGTTCCGCGTAGTGCGACGGCAGCAACTGCTGAAGTTCAGTGAGCTGCTCGCGAAACGACTCGACGTGCACGGTGATCATCAAAACCTCAGGTCCATGACCAAGTGAATCCGGTCGGTATCGCTGTTGTTGATCACCTCATGCTCAATCGAGTTTTGGAACCACCAGATCTCGCCCTCGCGCATCCATACCTGCTCGTCGCCGCACCGAAACATGTTGCCGGCACAGGACTGGAGCACCAGGTGATAGCGATCCCAGTACCCAGCGTGCCACGGAGAATCGGCGTGCGGATAGATGCGGCCGCCGGGCTTGATGCGATTGATCATGCAACGGCCCAAGCGCGTCGCGCCGAGTGCCGCCATGAGGCTCATGATGTGTTGCCGAGCTTCGGGCAGCGTGTCGACTTCCGGCCGCCATGGGCACTCGTGCAGATCATATCCCGCGAGCTTGTTCTGCTTGTACAGCTCGAGATCCTCTTCGCTGTCGACGGGCACATGTTCCTGAAAGCGCAAGTAGATCGTATCGGTGTCGCCGAACGGCCCCTGCGGATACTTGCGGAGAAAATCGTCCGCCTTCCATAGATCGGCATTTCGATAAAGCGCGTTCGCGAGGGGGCGAATCTGCATCCCTTCCGCGATCTTTTGGAAATTGCGCATCTTCACTCCACGAACAATTGCACGTACAGGTCGCCCGCGCCGACGGCGCCCGTGTCGCTGTCGGCGACGCCTGTCGTTGTCGCCACCCACATCGTCTTACTGAAGTTCACGCCGTCGGGCCACGTCAACGGCAACTGGCTCGACGCCGGCACCTCGATCGTCAGCGCGGGCATGGTCGTACCAACCGTCGGTGTATCGGTGTCCTCGTACAGCTTCACGTAGCGCGCGGCCACATTCGTGTTGATGAGCAGGCCGCCCTTCAAGTTGGCCCCGTACTGCTTCACCGGATTGAGGTTGGTGGTCGCCAGCGAGACGAACCGGAATTTCATTGCGGACATGTTGTTCTCCCGTTAGACGACGCCGATCTCGCCTTCCGCCTGAAACGTCAGGGCGGAGGCCGCGGATGCTAGGCCGGTCAGGAAGTCGGCAACGTCGAGACGAAGCAAGCCGTACCAATCGACGTAATTTCCCGGATTCCCGTTTGCCGGGATGCTTGTGCCGTTGAATGCGAACTCGGTACCAGCGGCGGAGCCCCCCGTCGCGCCGATATACAGCGTCGCATTCGCCGCGGCCGCCGATTTATTGACGATGCGAATGTGACGCAAGATCACGTACGCGTTGGTGTTCGTGCCTGCGAGCCCTGCGCCGCCCGAGAGCGTCGGAGGATTGATGAGGTTTGCGGCGGCCGTGCCGAGAGCCACCGGGCCGAAGCGCAGTATCTTGTTCGCTGCCATTTGGTTTCCTTACTGGGGCATCAAGAAGCCCTTGACGTAGACCTTCTGGATGCCAGAGGGAATCGCCGAGGTGAAAGCGAGGGTCCTACCGTTGAGCGAATACGTATCGCCACCCTGAAAGCCAGTATCGAAGGCGACAATTAGATTTGCCTGTGAGCCATACGGCTGGGAGAGCGTCAGCGTGGTCGATGTGCCCGCGGTGAAGTCCACACCGTTCACGAAGCCAATCGCCCCACCGCTACCCTTTTCGTCGAACCAGCCCCCCATGAAGGTGCGGGGCGGCGGCATCAATGGTTCGTCCTGTTCGGCGGAATCAAACACGAGGACGGGCCCGATGGATCCCTGCGGACCAGCAGGGCCCTGTGCACCGATCGGCCCGGGGATCGACGAGAACTCGTCGCTGCTTCCATCCGAGTCACCCAGCAGCACGGGAAACGGCGGCAACTCGATCGAAGGCAAGAAATTGCCCGACGCACCACCCGCGCGATTCCACAACGTCAGTTGCAGATACAGGAAATCTCGCGTCGGATACCCGTCTTTATCCATCCACGGATACCGCGCCTGCGGGAAGCCGGCCGGCAAATCACCCGTCGCCATATCAGCTCGCGATTAGCGTGGCACCAACAACGTCGCGTGGCACCGGGTCGGAGAACTTGGCCTCGTAGACGCGATCGCGCGCGTTGCCGAGGCGCCGCCAGATCGCACGGTTTTTTGTCTTTCCAACCAGACCGATCGACTGCCAATGTTCGTTGCTCCAGGTCTGGCCGCCGTCGTCTGACCAGCGCAGCATGACTTTCGGGTCGCTTCCCTGGCCGCTTTGCAAACCGACGCCAGGGGTGAACTCGAGCTGCAAGCGCTGATGAAAAACCCGCTCGCGATCGCTGTCATCCCAGACATGGGGCGCACGTCGCCAAGCAATGAGCGGTTCGCCATTGTCGCTATAGATGGCGCGTGACATCTGATAGAGGTTGCCGTTCTGATAGTCCCCTACAAGACGCATACCCGCGAAGTTCATGAAGCAATTCGATCGGTGTCGATGAAACCGGCCCGCGCTCGGGTCATAGCTCAACCGCTCATGCCACATATTTGTCGTCGCATCCCATACCCACGTCGCGTCAGCGGTTGGAAAGGTGAGCACGTAGAACAGATGCTCGTCTTCCTGATACGCGTACGCGATCGCATCGCTGATGACCGGATAGCTCTTGATCGCGTTATTGACGGCGATTGTCGATGCATCCACAGTCTGGTATCCGACGGTACGCTTGACGGTGTTTTGCCCTTGCTCATTGGCACCTAGCCAGACAAGGCTGTCGCCGACTCGAGCAATGCTCTGTGCCGCCGCGCATCCTTGTTGCAACGTCACGCCCTGTAACCGCGAGAACGGGAACGTCGCATTGCCTGCGTCGTACCACACCTCGGTCGTTCGCTCGCCGATCAGCCATAGCTCACGCTTGTCCTCGATGAAGGTCACAAGGTTGTCCGTACTCGTGTCCTTGAGGGCGAAATAAGTTGCATCCATCGGGCTCACGCCGTTCCAGTACAGCGGCGACGTGTAGAAGATCTGCGAACCCGGCTTGTTGAAAACGAGCCAACCGTCGACGAATGCGATACGCGAAGCACCCAGCCACGCCGGATCGCCGATCTGATTTACCGTCCACGCCGAAAGGTTCACCACGTAACCGTTCGGGCCATCGGAGATCACCGCGATGCCGCCGGCGCCGTTGTCCCGGATGACCACGGGCCCGCTCGACGTCGAAATCTGGCCAATCTGCGTGGCGGCCAGCACGGCATTCGAGGTTGCGGTCGCAGCCGTCGCGATGGTCACCTTGAAGACTGCATTGCCCGAGACGACAAGAGCCGTCTGCCCCCCTGGAAGCGGCCAATCGCCGCGTACTGGCCCATTGCCGAGCGTGATCTGACTCAAAAGCCCCGGCGTGCCGAGGAGCGCCTTCGGCGTCTTCGACTCCTCGTTCTGCGAAACCTCGACGTACCAGTTGACGCACTTCTCGGCGTCTTGAAGTAGCATCGGCGCTTCATACGCCTGCCCGACGAACGCGAATTTCGGCATGGCTAGCGAAAGCCTCCATGCAAAATCCAGCCGGCATCGTTCTTGGCCCGGCCCGCAATGGCATGGTCATACGTAGCGGTGTTCTGGGCCTGGGCATTCAGGTTCTTCACTGCGGCCTTGGCGATTTTGTACTGCTCGACAAGCGCTTGCGGCATTGGCGCCATGCCCTTGTATTCCGGCCACAACTCGAGCGCGAGCGCGACCTTCAGGAAACGCCCATAGCCCTGCGGCAGCGTCACCGGGGTATCGAGCGTCAGGAAATCCGTGAACAGGTTGTCCGTCCACAGATGCACCTCACCGCCCTGTGAAGGGTTGGGGAAGAAGTAGAACGTCCCGAGCGGGACCGCGGCGTCGTAGTACAACACCTTCGGCCATGGGCCCGGCTGATTCTTCAAGCCGATCGACGACCATTGGTCGAGGCCGATCACGTCGAGCGGATAGTCGACCTGCGAAATCCCGCTCGTCGTGAGCCGCGTAAAGCCGGTTAGGACACGTAAGGGACGCTGGACCGCGATGTTGCCAGGCATCGTGTACGTGGTCTGAAACAGCACCGAGAACGTCGCGGTCGCGTTCTTCGACATCGTCACCGTGTTTGCGCCGATCGCCGTTACCGTCGCACCAGCCGCAATGCCCGATCCGCTCACCGAAGCGCCGATCGCGAGAGCCGCGGGCATCGCAGTGACGTTCGCTATAACGTGGCTGCCCTGCGTCACTCTCCCGAGGAACGTCCCGCCGGCCGGATTTCCGACCGTGTAGATGTTCTGGCCGCTCGTCAGGTCGAAGATGTTCTCGACCCGCGCGTAGCAGGCGAGATGCTCATTCGACAGGCTGTCGAGCAGGTCGTT